GAAGTGTTCTCTTAACTCTCCTACTCTCGTTGAAAGTTTGATTGTACCTGCGTGCTTAAATGCCGTAATAGGGTCTGTCCATCCCTCTAATAATAAGAGGATAATTTGTTGCTTTTGTGATGTTGCTTTCATATTGTATAAATTTTTAATTGGTTGTTGAATTTTGCTCTTAGTTCGATTCTTTTTTCTGTGCTATAAATTTCTTGCTTTGGCATTGATTTGTTTATGAGTTTGGCTACTCGGATAAATTCTTTTAACTCATCTTTACTCCAATTTAACCCACGATACATAGTCGGGAGGTCGTGAAGTAAGTTGTAAATCTCTTCGCCATAAATCTTCTCAATGCCTTGTCCGTACTTGCTTAAGTTGCCGTTTTGAAACCGATTGCAGTACTTACATTGACTTGATAGATTCCAAAGATGAAAAGTGCATTCGCTTGCGCTATTCTTGCTCTTATGCCAGAAGTGACCTGCCTCCATATGCTCTTCCTCAAGTATTGCGTTGTTTTTAGCTTGTGCTTTGGCTTTTAGTTGCATAGTTAACTCATAAGCACAGGCTACTCCGCAAACTTGCTGAAGCGGTCTTTTAGGCTCAAACGGCTTAGCGCATACTTTGCACTTCTTTTTCTTGCGTGGCATATTAAAATAGAGTTACTTGTTTTTTAAGACTTTCTGCCGCTTTTACGTTTTTCTCTGCCACATCATAATAGCTAGTTTTTAACTCAAATCCAATCCCTTTTCTATCTAATTCAATAGCTTTATAAACCTCGCTACCTACTCCCAAGAATGGAGTTAAAACCGTATCGCCTTTATTGCTCCATAAAGTAATGGCACGTTCAATAGTAGGTAATTGTAAAGGACAAATATGCTTTTCATCTCTTTCATCCCTTGCGCTTGTGAAGTTTAAAGTATCTCCATAGTCAATATCCATCCAAACAGGGGATGCGTACTTTTGCCAAGTATCTACATTTATTTCACATTTAACAGGATGATTATGTTCTCCCCCTTTTCTAAAAACAAGTAAATAGTCTGGGATTCCAACTCTTGACATTGCAGCATCTTTTTTTACCTGCTTATGAAGTAATCCAAGCGCTTTGGTTCTTTGCATTTCAACAACAGGGTCTTTCCAAATAGTTACTCGAGAATGATAAATAAAACCTTCGGATTCAAAAACCTGCCTTATTAAACCGCTAAAATCTCTCAAGCCGATATAACCTTCTTTACCTTTTTGAATAGGTAAATCCATGCAATGGACCGCAACATTGCGACCACTCCAAAGCACTCTAAACAATTCCTTTACCAAAAATCTAAAAGCTATCTCAAACTCTTTTTGGTCTTTAGAATTGCCCATATCTTCCAACTCATCTGAATAAGTGTAAAGGCTTGCAAAAGGTGGGCTAAATACTGACATTCCTATTGAATTGTCTGGAACTTTCTTTATCATTTCAACGCAATCGCCAAGCATTATATGGCAATTTTCTGATTTGTACTCTTTAAATTCTCTCATAGATTTTGATTTTATTGTGTTGTTTAAATTCTTATTTACCGCTATGCCCATTTGTTTTTGCATTTCTTCAAATTGGGCTTGTTTTGTTTTAATTGAGTTTACTACATTCTGCATAGTATCAGTAGTAATTAAATAAATGTTTACATGGTTATTCTGCCCGAATCTGTATGAGCGTCTAATAGCTTGGTATAAGCCCTCAAAGCTAAAATCTAAAGATGCAAATATCTGGTTATGGCAGTTTTGATAGTTGAGTCCAAATTGAGCTATCTTAGCTTTGGTTATTAAAACCCTAAATTCATTATTACCAAAACCGAGTAGCATCTTTTCTTTATATTCTGGAGAATCGCTACCTTTTACTTCAACTGCATCGGGTATCATTTTACGCAAATACTCGCCCTCTTCATTTTGTTTAACCCAGATTATAAAGTTTTCTTTTGAGTTGTTAACGATTTCTAAAACATTCTCTAATCTTTCAATTTTAGTTAATCTTAACTCCTGATTAAACTCGGTAGCAGAAATAGCCACATCATTAAACAAACTTCCGTTATTTCTTTGATTAGTTATTACTTGCTTTTCGATTAAGTTTAAATCTGGCAAATCATAGCCTTTTGCATTAAACCCAATATCTGAAGGTTTTGAAAGCATAACTGCCCATTGACTAACCCACTCCCAGAAGATAGATTCACAATGCCCTTTTATTCTCCATTTGCTTGTTTCGCCTCCATCATGTACAAAGTACATAGCCAACATTTCAGACCGTGTCATAGTGTTTAAAAACTCGCTATGATTACCTAATTCCATAGGGTCGTTTGGAGATGGAGTGGCGGTACATGCTAATTTATAGCTAGTTTCTAAAAATCTATTAATAACTAATGATTTGGTAGCGCCTTCATAATTCTTTAAAATACTACTTTCATCTAAAACCACGCCACTAAAAACGCTGCAATCAATATTATCTAATTGCTCATAGTTTGAAATATAAACACCGTGCTCTAAAACATCGGATTTAAGGCGCTCAATATTAATTCCAAACCTTTGACCTTCTTTTATTGTTTGGCCTGCAACAGCAAGCGGGCAAAGTATTAAAACAGGTTGCTTAGTTCGCTCACTTACTAATCTTGCCCATTCAATTTGCATAAAAGTCTTACCTAGTCCGCAATCGGCAAATATCGCAAATCTGCCAGCCTTTAACGCTCGCTTAACTATGTACTTTTGAAAGTCAAATAAGTTAGGGTTTAGCTCTGATTCTTGAACTTCAAATCCAGATTCTTGAATGGTTTTAATTTTGCTTTGTAAAAATTCTTGGTATGTCATTGTTGTTGTATTGTGTTAAGGTATTTATCAAATCTTTGTTTAGTGCTAATTGTCCTCGCATCGTTAACTTGAAGTAAATCGGCTATTTTATTCTTAGCGTGAATTACGGTTGAATGGTCGCGGCTTCCAAACTTGCGACTTATGGCAAGTAAACTAAACCAGCCTTTGTCAGCAAGTAAGTACATCATATAGTGCCTTACTGCTATTATATCGGCTTTTCTATTCGCACTTTCTAATTGATGTCTGGTTAAACCAAACTCCATAAGAGCAATGTCAAATAACTCGTTTACATAGTCGGTGTCTACGGTTTCAGTTTTCCAGATTCTAAGTTCTTCTTTGAAGTTTATCGAATACTTAGCGCTTAGCCATTCGATAAATGCTTTTTTTTGCGTTGTCATTTTTTTTATTCGTTTATTTGTTGTTTTAAGGATGCTTTACGAAGTGAGTTGCGTATAGCGAATTGTTAGCGGCTATATTCCGACAGCACAAACCATCTACCACAATCAAAGCATTTCCACTCTTCGCTTCCGTTAATTCTGACACCCATTCGCTCTGTATTATTAGATGTTTCACAATGAAAACATTTTTCACCCCTCCAAGAAGTCTTTTTAATACAGCCGCTAACAGCACCTACCAAAAAGGCGGGGTTCTGTGGTTCATTGGTGTTTTTTTCTTCTATCATAATTTTGTTGTTATTGAAAGTTTATCTTCCTAAATCCCGCCCTTCTGGTAGCTGCGAAACGTTATATGAAATAAAAATTACTTGCGTTCTTCCAACTCTTTTACTTTCTTGGTTAATCTGTTTATTTCTTCAATTAATTCGTTAACCTTTTTCATTAAATTAAGTTCTGGTGAAACCCCACCAACTTCATACGTTTTCATTTTATCTATTGCCATATCCGTAAATTTTACTACCCTAAAACCACCTTCCAAACATTAACCGAATTAAACCATTTGCCGTTAAATTCTCTGCTCTCCAGATTTATTGATGCGGTTATTGAATCGCCTTGTTTAAGATTTTGAAGGGTCTGAATTAACTCCGATTTAGTTGCGCTTAGTGCTAACTTCTTTTGGTAGTTGCCTTCGCTAAACTCGATTACAATAGTGAGTTTTTGCCAATCCTTGCCCGCTTTTGTGATTCCTTGTTCTAAAGGTAGAATTGCTACCACTTGTCCTTTGATTTGCATTATAATATATTTTTTAATTTGTTCATTAATTCAGTTGCTATTTCTACTTTTTCGAGAATAGCGTTTATCCTCTCTTGGTTGCGTTCAATTACAACAAGGTGTATTTGTCTAATCTTAAGTTTAAATCGTGGGTCAAACGATAAGAAATAGCACTTATCACGCTCACACAAGTACATATTAGCTTGCATTTGGTCGTAATACTTTGGAAGTTGGTCGGCAAAGTTTGAACGATTTACAAACGCCTTGTAATATAGATGAGTGTCGCTATTAGGGCATTTGATTTCTGCGATTGCATCGGGAAGAATAAGGTCTGGAGTGCCGCCAAGTTTTCCGTCAGAAAACAAAACCGTTCCACCTTCGCTTGTGTAGATTACTTCATCACTTTGTGGGTCTAAATCTAAGACCTCGCACAATCTAAGTGCCGCACTTGGTTCGTTGTCTTTTCCCCACTGCATCTCCGAGTTGAAGAATTGTGGTTTTGGTGCTTCGAATTGTGCTGCTATCTTTTCCATTATGTAGGTTATAGCCCCTTCGCTAAGTAGTTTTCCTGCCTCCTTAGCTTTCTTTGTTGGCTCAGCCATTAGTCTATTCACTTCGCTTGAAGTAAATAAGCCTGTTCGCCAATTTAGCCAATCTGTTTCTGTTTCGAATACGAATCTTGTTATCATTGTAGTTTTTGCTTGTTGTTACCGAATTTAGATAAATTAGTGTCCGCTTGATAAGGTTGGACATCCTTGCGATTTAAGTTAGCACCGAAGATAGAACCAAAATGGTCTGCCGCATCTTTTACGGCTAAGGTCTTAGCTATTGGGAAAGCCATTGCTAATGCACCATTATTGATATTCTGAAGGTCGGCAGGGGATGTATCCTTCTTAGTCTGGAGTTGTGCTGCCCCGATTCCATCTGCTTGCATCTCTTCGCCCGTTGTTGGGTTCTTTACGGTTATTCGAACCGTTACCCAAACTCCATTGAATGCCGTTCCTTGCCCTGTTATCTCAAGTTTATAGGTCTTAAATATACGTTTAAGGAGTAGTTCTACCTTGTCAATAGGTAGGTAGTTGTAGCCTCTGATGTAAGGATGCTCTTTTACCCACTTTTGCGGAGGAGGAGTGTTTAAAATTAGATTTAGTTGGTCGTTTTTGTAGGCTTCCTCGACATCTAATGTCAAGTCTGCCAAAGTTAGTTGTGTATTCTCGCTCATAACTGATAGTCCTCGTTGTTGTTAAGTTGGTCAGGCTCGGTCAAACCGATAGCCCCAAGTGAGTAGGTAGCGTTGATTCTTTTAAGCCTTACAATCTCTCTGTCGGTCATTTTAATTTGTTCCTCTAAGGCTGCAATTAAGGCAAGGTTGTCGAGGCGTTCCTTGATGAAGTCCTTTGAGTACGAGTTATCCGCAAATAATTCGGATAGTTCTGCGATTAATTTATCTGTTTGTGACATATTAAAATTTATTAAGTTTTTCGTAATAATCTCTCGGTTGCGGTTCTGGCTTTGGTTCAAAAGTCTTTTGTTCGTCTAAAAACATTTGCCAAAATCTGTTTGCTATCTCATCACATTCGGCAAGTCTTAAACGCTCGATAAAGTGAGCCACGTCATTTAGTGAGTTGGCTGATTCGTACTTTGCCAAAGCCCACTCTTCTACGATTTGTTCTAAAAATTCGTTCATAGTCTTAGTTGTTTAAGGCGATTGTGTAGCGTTTGTTAAGTTCCTTAGTCGTTGCTTGAATAAGTCGGTTACATTGCCAAACTTTAGAGATGTTTTTGTCATCCATAGCAATCTGTCTAAGGCGTTGTAGCTTTTCAAATCTTGCAATTAGTTGCTCGGTTGACCTTTGCTCGGCAATATGCTCGGCAAATAGTAAGTTAATTAATCTTCTCATTTCTTTGCCTCCTTTGCTAACTTTTCTTTGATTGCTTGGTTTACAAAGTCGCTGATTGATGTGTAAGTTACTTTGTTTTTAACTCTTGCATTAGCTAAGAGTAGTTGAATTTCTGCGCCTACATTTACATCTACCATAAATGTTTGGGCTTTTGTTTTGTGAATTGTCATTGTTTAATCGTTAAAAATTTCTGTAAATGTTTTATGTTCGTTGGTTTGTAAATCTTCGATAGTAAAAAAAGATAACTTATCTCTTTCAGATAATCTTTTAAAAGCATCTTGAAAGTCTTTTGCCTTAATTTTAAAGCATCCTAAGCCAAACTGAGTTGTTTGCCAAATTCTAAAAATCTTTAGTGTTGTCATTGTTATTTGATTTAGTGGGGGATTGCTCCCCCTTAGTTAATTGCTTCTTTTAATCTTGTTACTCCTAATAATTTTCTTGAAATCTG